AAGTCGGTGACGATCTCGATCCGTTGCGGCATCAGCGCGCCGCCTCTCTCAAGATCGAGCCGAGCGAGACGTTCTGGGGCTCGACGCGCGGGCCTTGGCCCACGTCGCCGCGCACGCGGGCAAGCCATGGCCTCTCGCTGATCAGCTGCTCGGCGGCGGCGCGGATCTTCGCCTCGTCCGGCAAGCCCTCCTCGGTCAGGTAGTCGGCCTCGGGAAGGTCGCTCGCGCTGCGCAGCAGGTCGCCGGTCACGTTCTGCACGACCGAGGTCAGCAGGCGTGCCGACAGGTCGTCGGCGCGCTGCGCCTTGACGCGATGCGCGGCGGCCTCCTCGCGCAGCTGCTTGACGTATGCGGCGGGGAAGGTCTCCGGCTCGCGCCCGGCCGGGCTGTGGTCCTCGCTGGGCGGCGTTTCCGGCTCCGGCGGTGTCCCGGTGCCGGGTGGCGCCTGGTCGCCCTCTGGCGCGCTTGGTGTTTGGTCCTGCGCAGACTCGGTCATGCTGCCTGCCCTCCTTGTCGTCCGACGAACGCGCTTCGCTCGAAGGTGAGACCCGGCCGGGCATAGGTAGTGACCTTGCCCGCGATCCCGGCCCCGGTGATCAGTTCGCCGGTCCAGCCCTCGCCCGGTGTGACGGGCTCGGCCACGCAGTCGCAGCCTGGATGCCGCGACATCTTGACCGAGTACGGGCGCGCCTTGCCGTCCGCCCAGTGCTTGCAGAGCGAGCAGTCGCTGGGGCCGGTCAGCTTGCGGACCCAGGCAGTGAGCCCGTGCGCTTCGGCGGCGTCCTGGTAAGCGTCCTGACCAGCCGACAGCGGCGCAGCGTTGGCCAGCCGCTCGGCGCGCATGGTCAGCTCGTCGGCGTCGTCGTTCTCCTCGAAGTCGGAGACGATCGTCTCGGAGCCCTGCGTGATCGCGTCCTGGGTCTCGGTCGGCAGTGTGAGTCCGATTGTCGGCACGGGCCGGTCGGTGCGCTTGGTCAGCCATGCGGCGAGACCAAGATCAGCGAGCAGCACGGCACGGGTGGCCCCGGCGATGATGGGTGGCGCGAGGAGGCCGATCATCGCCGGGGCCGGTGCCGCCGCGCTCGTCATTGCAGCGACGCGGAGGACGACGAGCGCGGACGTTCTCTGTGCGTTCTGCCGCTGGACATCTTGGTAGGTCATGGCCCGACCGTCCCGAGTTGGTCGAGCACGGCAGCGCTCTGCACTTGCGCGACCTCGGCCGGGCTCCAGCCGAGCACCTTGGACAAGATCACGCTGGTAGGTACGCCGAGGGTGTGCAGCTTCACGGCCTCGTCGGCGGATTGCGCGGGCGAGCGGGTGGAAGGGTCGGACCACAGCGGTTCGGCGCGCACCGTGTCCGGGTTGCGTCCGGTGCGGATGGCGACCTCGAGCGCGGCCACGCGTGACCATACGGGCGTAAGCATGCGGATCTTGCCTATGGCCCGGCTGACCAGCGACGCCTCGGCAGCGCGCAGCCCATCGGCGGACGGGGGTTGGTCCTGGCCAACGCCCAGGTAATGCCCGGGCAGCGTCGTCACGGCGGCGACCTTCTCCACCAGGGCGGCCATGAGCGACTCGTAGGAGGACAGATCCGCTTGCGGGAACTGGCCGAACTTGACGCCTTCGGGCTCGGCCTGCCAGACGCGCGTGGCGTCGCTGGCAAACGGGTTCACGTACTGCGGCTGACCGTCCGCGTCCAAGACCGGATTACCGTCAGCGTCGCGTTGCTCGATCAGTTCCAGCCCGGTCGCCCAACGCCGGGGACGCGCGGCGGCCTCGCTGGTGACCATCGCGTCGGCAGCAATCTTGTTGATCGCATCGACCAGCGGCGCAACGTCGGACAGCTCGCTTTCACCTTCGACGGCGGACACGATGCGCCGCCCGTACCAGTTCAGGACGGGCACCACAGGGACCTGGCCGACCGGATTGGGCAGTGACTCGGTGACGCGCCAGGCGGCACCCGGCGGGGGATAGCCGCTGATCGGACGGTCGGGCTCTGTCGTGTAGGTGATCACGCGTCCGGGCAGGAACAGCGTCATGTGCCCGACGCCGTTGGGCTGGTCCGGGTCGGGTTGATCGATCCAGCGTTTGAGCGCCGCCTGGACACGCCGGGTCGCCGGATCAATGATGGTGGTGCAGTACCGCGCGGACTCGGCAGTGATCAATGGATCGCCGAGATCGTCAGCCCAGGCGATGACGTAGCTCCTGCCGCTCACGAACGCGTCGGCGTGCGCGGTATCGGCCATCAGGTCGCCGCCGCACCGCTCCCAGCTCGCCCAGACGTTCGCGTCCACTGCGCCATCAACGCGGAAGCCGACGACGCGCAATCGCTCGACCAGGGACAGCACCGCGAGCCGACAGAAGTTGATCGACATGACGGACAGCTGGCCGTTCAGCGCCGCTTGCGCGTCGGGGGACAGGAACGCGGCCGGTTGATCGCCTCCGTAGTAGCTATCCCAGCTGTCCAAGTAGCCCTGCGCGCCGTCGAGCCGCCGCATCATCAGCGCCGTCAGCTCGTATGGATCGCTCGGCAGGATCATCGGAACGCCGCCACCCTGCGCGACGGCGGACGCTGGCTCGCCCACCACTTGGCCCGGGAGTGCGCCATGACCAGCGCCACGGCGGCATCGATACGCCGCTTGGAGTTGCGGTTGATCTTCGACAGCCGGTGGCCGCGCGCGTCGTCGCGGATCGTCGCGTTGAGCACATGCGCGGTCAGACGTGCGTCCCCGGGGTGGCTGATCTCGCGGTTGTGGATCGCCTCGGTGAGTTGCTGTGTTGCCGGTGCCATCCGCGCGGCGGTCTGCGGGTGTTCGACAACCGGCAACCCTTCGTCCTGCAGGACGGCCATCGTGCGCGTCCAGAGGAACGGGTCGGCGCACAGTTCCTGCAGCCGCCAGCGCCGCGCGGCCTGCCGGATCGACTCCTCGACGGCCAGCACGTCCACGCGCGCGGTCGGATCGCTCTGCGGCTCCCAGACGCCGACGACCTCGACGCGCGGACGGATCTCGACGCTGACTGCGATGACCGCCGTGGCATCACCGGAGAACGAGCCGTCGAGCGCGAGCACGACCGGGGCGCCGTTCGGGATGTTGCGGGCGGGTTCCTTGCATCCGTCCCAGACCTCGCGGGTGATCCACTGCTCAGCGCCTCCGGTGACGAACTGGCACAACCGGGCGCGCCGATAGCTCAGCTCGCGGGTCTTCGGCGGCAGCACTGCGCGCAGTCCGTCGAGCGCGAGGAAGTCGCCGAGCGCAGGGTTGGCCAGCTGCGCGCAGTGCTCGCAATCGACCGGGTGATCCTCGAAGCTCGCCGCGCTGAACTCGCGCCAGACGAAGCTCGGGTCATCCTCGTCGGCGTGGGCGCGCAGCTGGGCGAGCACGTTGTCCGGGTCGGGTCCGGGTGTACCGATGCCGACGACGACGGATCGTTCGCGCTTGCCGGACGCGAGGCAGATGACCTCCCAGGTCTCTTGATCGACACGGCCGATCTCATCGACCAGGGCGAGCGACGGGTCCAGCCCTTCGAGCCGGCGAGCCTCGGCGGGCAGCACTTGGAACGACGCGCCGCGCGCCGGGATGACGATCCGGTCCTTGAACACCTGGGCGCGGTCGGACAGCTCCGGGTGCAGCTCGACCATGCGCGCCGCGATGCCGAAGATGATCCCGGCCTGCCGCTCGTCGCACGCGACGACGACGACCGACGCGCCTTCCTGACCGAGGTACAGATCCCACAGTCCGAGTGCGGCGCACTTGGTGCTCTTGCCGTTGCCGCGCGGCAGGCACCAGACGCCGACGCGTGGTTGCGGCGTTTGGTCGAAGACAGACCCGACAAGCTCCTTCTGCCATGGCCTGATCCGCAGCGGCTTGAGCGCTCCGTGCCCGCGCGGGACGCGGACGTAACGCTGTGCGAACAGTTCAAACTGCCTGCTGCCGTGCGCCTTGATCTTGATCGGCGCGGACTGCTCCGGCATCGCCTTTGGCCCAGCGCGCATCAGCAGCCGCCCGGAGTCGGTCGCTGGAAGCGCAGACAGCGCAGGTCAGCGTCTCGGGCCGCAGTCCTGGCTGGCCGCACCTGATACAGCGGTAGCGCTGCTCGGTGTCCTTGTCCTTGATCGCCCCGCCGCGCTCGAGGACGCGTGCCGCCGCGACCATCTCGGCGCACATCGCGGAGTCCGCGCGGAACGCGCTCAGCGCCCGCTGGACGAGGCGGCGTGCCTCGGGTGAGTGGATGTCCAAGACCTCGACCTCGGGTGCAGTGGTCACGTCCTAGGTACGTCGGCGGGCAGGAGTGTGATCGTCTCCGAGCCTGAACGCGGGCCTGCCAAGGCAGCATGCCGAACCCCCACTGCCCTACCTGACATGCCCGCATCGCGCCGACCTCCTCGAAGGAGGTATCGGAAGATCTTTATGGCAGGCTCTGGACCATGGACTGGCTCTGGGGCGGCCTCGTCGCTATCGCTGGTGGGATCCTCGGCATCTGGTTCGGGTCGCATAACGAAAGCAAGCAGTGGCTTCGGGAGCAGCGTCGACTTGCGTACGTCGAGGTCTTCGCTGCCGTGGCCAACTTCCGGCTTCTGCTGGGCAAAGGCGACCTACGTCCGTCTCTGGAATGGGACACAGCGAAGCTCAGGTACGCAGTCGCGTTCGCTTCGCTTCAGGTTGTGGGCCCGAGGGAGGTCGCCGACGCGGCCGAGCCGCTCGGGGCCCAGTTCGATGCGGGTCAGTCCGGGGACGTAGCGGCGTTCAGCGATGCGGTGCAGAAGGTGATGAAGACTGGCAAGCCCTAGTCCCGTTTGCACCTAGATCGGGTCAGGAACGTCGCCGCCCAGTTGCTCCCAATGCTTGACGAGTTCAGGTTTCGGTGCCGCATCGAGGAGGGCGCTGGCCTTGGCGTCCCGGCGGCGTGCCTCCTTCTCGGAACTCGCTGCGACGCGGGCCTCCAAGATCTCGCCCTGCTTTGTCCACCCAGGGATCAGGTGCTCCATGAGCGTGTCGTGCTCCCGGATCGCCTGCTGGGACTCGCTCGCCTGCATCGAGAGCGTGCGGAGATTGTCGCCGTCGCCACCTGCGCGCAGCATCAATCCTTCAACGACGATGCCGTCGCTGCAGCGCAAACCGTGACGTAACGCGACTCTGATCTTGAAGTCATCGATGACCTGATCCGTGTCGCTTTCCCAGTCGAGCCGCGTCAAGTCGGCGCCTTGCTCACTCGCCGCAATCGCGAGGTCCCAGCGGACGTCACCATTCCAGACGGGTGGGCGGTGCGGGCGAATTAGGTACAGCACCCGCCGACGGTAGCGCGGGCGACTGACGGTCGCGTTTGTCCACGCCGGTCGTTGCACCGCAGACACAAAACCTCTACGTCCTGCAGGCGGATCGTCTTGCCCGCCAGCCGACGCGCCCACGCCTGCTCGGTGTGGTGCGCGGTCAGGTTGGACCGTGTGCCGCAGTCGGTGCACCACGGCTGCAGCCGCCTCGCAGTCGCGCTCAGACGCCGCCACGCGCGACGGTTGTACTCGGCCTCACGTTCGCGACGCCGCTCGTATGGACGGCGGTTGGCGACCGTCTGGTCAGCCGGGCAGCGGTTGCCGTTGGTCGTCGGCGTACCGCAGTCGATACACGGTTTGGCCAGGCCCAAGGCGCTCACGGCGCGTCCTGACCGATGACCTTGAGCCGCATGACGTGCAGCTCGATCGCGTCGGCGATGTCGTCCATCTCGTTCGCAAGCTCGTCCGCGCCGTCTGCGTACCGCGACGACAGTTCCCGCAGCCGGTCGAGCCAGTCCTCCCACTGCGCGACGAGAGCGAGCAGGTCGAAGTTCATTCGCCGCTCCGCTCGCAGGACCCGCAGCACTCACACAGCCGGTTGCTCGAATCTGGATCGCTCCACGGAGCGAACTCGTCAGCGGTGGGCAACCTGCCGAGGATCTCACTCAAGACCTCGTAAACCGCCCAGCGACAGGCAGCCATCAGGCACTCGCCTCCTCGTCGATGCGCCAGACGCCGTCGCCGTCGCGGCGCAGCGTGTGCCCTTGCCGCAGCCACATCCGCTGCTGGTGACTCGGCGGTATCTCGCCGTCGCGCAGCGCGCGAGTGCGAGTGACCCAGCGTCCGCCGTTCCGGGTGCGGTAGGAGCGCCCGGTCCGCGAGCAGGGCTCTCCCGGTTTCGCTCCGCAGACCGGACAGCCGACTTCGAGGATCTGTGTACGAGTGACCGCGCGTGTCGCATCTTTCATGGTGCGCGCCTCCGCTCTAGAGAGTGTGCATAGCCCCTTCTCTCTATGTACGTGTCAGAGCACCTGGAACCTGCAGCCAGGAGTTCCCGGGCACATGTGTCCGCCCCGCCCGGCCAAGATCATCTGAGGATCTTTGACTCCGCATGCACTACTGCTTCGCGGTTGCTGGTCACTCGGCGCCGTTGTCGAGCCGCATACGGACAGGGCCTATGCCCCGCCATTCGTCCTCCAGGCAGCGGGCCCCTACGCCGATCACGCTGGCCGGGACCGATCCCGCCGCCCCGCCTTATAGGTATCGGCACGTTGCGGAAACGTGAAGTCGCAGGCGCAAGGCGCGGCACACGTACCTGATATGTGACGCAATACGCCAAGGCGCTTGTCGACAGCTGGCCTGCGCCGCCCGATGAGGTGGTGGACCGGGTCGCGCTACTGCTGCCAGCTCGGCTTGATCTCGACGCTGGCCGGGTCGAAGACACGCCTGCCGCGACCGACGGGCAGAAGCCGGATACGGAACAGCTCGCGCAGCACGCGCCGCTTGGTGTCGATGTCGAGCCCGTCCCAGCGCGACGCGATCTCGGCGGGGGTCACGCCATCGAGCACGCCCGGCCCCCGCAGTAGACGGCTGACCTCAGCCTTGGTCGTCTCCACGTTTGCCGCCATGCCCGGCTCAAGTTCCGCCAGCGCTCGGACCGACAGCCGCTTGGCCTTGACCGCCGCGTACAGGTCGGCAAGTTCGGCCTCTGCCGCCTCGGCCTCGGCCTGCGCGCTCTCCAGGGCATCGGCGTCGGTGGGACGCGCCCACGCCCGCTGGAACGCTGGGCGGCTCAGCAGCTCGACCGCTACCCGGTTGACCAGCTCGTCGACCGGCTCGACCAGGCGCGCGACCGACTGGCAGTCGCGGCAGGTGTAGGCGCGCTTGCCTCCCCGGCTCCGCGCGGCGGTCAGCACGTAGAACGCCGTGCCCTCGCACTTGCCACACGTCATCAGCCCACTGAGCAGGTGCCGGGTGGCGGTCTCGGGCCGCGTGTTGCGCGCCGGATCGCCCATGACCGCTTGCAGCCGGGTCCAGGTGAGCGAGTCGAAGATCGCGGGCCATACGGCGTCGCCGACGACCTCGCCCCGGTGCACCCGCTTGCCCATGTATACGGGCGACTTCAGGGCGCGGGTCAGGTTGCTGGCGTGCCAGCGCGTCGCGTTCGGCGTCATCGTCGGCACGCCGCGCGCGTCCAGGTCGCGGGCCAGCTGGTACAGCGAGCCACCGGCCAGCACATGCGCGGCGGCCTCGCGCAGGATCGCGGCCCGTTCGGCGTGGATCTCTACGTGGTCGAGCGCGCCGGTCTGCTCGTCGTAGACGCGCCGGTAGCCATAGCACTGCCGACCGTGCGGGGTTCCGGCCTTCACGCTGGACCGCACCGACCGCAGCACACGCTCGCGGGTGACATCTGACTCGGCACTGCTGTCGACCATGTCATGGCCGACGCGGCGACGGTCGCTCGCCTTGGTCAGGTCGTAGCAGGTGCCGCCGTAGTACCACCGGGTGCGCGAGCCCTCGCAGACCTTGGCCATGGCCACGAACTCGCCGAGGTCGCGGGTAAGCCGCGAGTTCTCCCAGGTCGCCACAAGATCGGCCTTGCCCTGGGCGATGAACTCCAGCAGATCGCGGTAACCCGGCCGGTCCTTGACCGCGTAGCGCGACGCGCTGCGGTCATTGTCCGAGAAGACCGCGACGACCTCCCAGCCCTCATCGGCGGCGACCTGCCGCAGCTCGGCCTCCTGCTCGTTGACGGACTTGTGCCGCCGGTTTCGGTCCTGGCTTACCCGAACGTAGAGCGCCGCCCGTGCGCTGGTCGTCGTCATGTTGACTACTGTACTGGTCGTGCTTTACTGCCGCTGACCGCCACCAGGTGCGTGAGGCCCGCGGCGCGGAATCTGTCGATCAGGACCGGGTCGAGATTGCTGGTGTCGCCGTCGACCAGTCCGGGCAGCAGACCACGCTCGGCCGG